TCTCTCTCGCTGTCGTTAAGAATTTTCTTGATACCAATCCTGATGGTTACTGCCTCTATTTTGACACTGAGGCTGCTGTTAACAAATCCCTTCTTGAGTCTAGGGGTATTGACCTAAATCGTCTGGTCGTAGTTAATGTTGTGACTGTCGAAGAGTTTCGTAGCAAGGCACTCAAGGCAGTAGACATTTACTTAAAAAAACCTGTAGAAGAGCGCAAACCTTGTATGTTTGTGCTAGACTCTCTAGGTATGCTTTCCACTGAGAAGGAGATTACTGACGCACTCAACGATAAGCAAGTTCGGGACATGACCAAATCCCAACTAATCAAAGGTGCCTTCCGTATGCTTACACTCAAGTTGGGACAGGCAAACATTCCCATGATTGTTACTAACCACACCTACGATGTCATTGGCGCTTACGTACCTACTAAAGAGATGGGGGGTGGTTCTGGTCTTAAGTACGCTGCTTCTACCATTATTCACCTCAGCAAGAAAAAGGAAAAAGATGGAACTGAAATCGTTGGAAACCTTATCAAAGCAAAGACTGCTAAGTCACGTTTAAGTAAGGAGAATCAAGATGTTACGGTACGTTTGTTTTACGATGAGCGTGGTCTTGATCGTTATTACGGTCTTCTTGAACTCGGTGAACTGGGCGGTCTCTGGAAGAATGTCGCAGGACGCTATGAGATCGATGGCAAAAAAGTCTATGCTAAACAGATTCTCAAAGACCCAGACCAATATTTCACTCCAGAAGTAATGGAGAAACTTGACGAGATTGCAAAGAAAAACTATTCCTATGGAACGAATTGAAACGACTATTCTGCGAAATCTTGTCTTTAATGAAGATTATTCTCGCAAAGTAATTCCATTTTTAAAATCGGATTATTTTGAGCAAAGAGCAGAAAAAGTTATTTTTGAAGAAATTGCTTCTTTTATTGTTAGATACGGATCTGCAATTACAACTGAAGCACTTCGCATTGAGTTGGAAAATAGGACCGATCTAACTGAAACTGAAGTTAAAGAATCTAGGGAGATTACAACCTCTTTTGATAATTCTGCCGTTGATTACCAGTGGCTTCTTGACACTACTGAAAAGTGGTGTCGTGATAGGGCAATTTATCTTGCCCTTATGGAGTCTATTCATATTGCAGATGGTAATGATGAAAAGAAGAATCGTGATGCTATTCCGTCCATTCTTTCAGACGCACTTGCAGTTTCTTTTGATAATCATATTGGGCACAATTATCTAGAAGATTATGAAGCACGTTATGAGTCTTACCACCGTAAAGAAGATCGTATTCCGTTTGATCTGGAATACTTCAACAAGATTACAAAAGGCGGTCTTCCTAACAAGACTCTTAATGTCGCTCTTGCTGGGACAGGTGTTGGTAAGTCTCTTTTCATGTGTCATATGGCTAGCTCCGTGCTGCTTAACGGACGTAATGTGCTTTACATTACAATGGAGATGGCAGAGGAGAAAATTGCTGAACGTATTGATGCAAACCTGCTCAACGTACCCATTCAAGATCTTACTGATCTTCCCAAAACAACCTTTGAGAATAAGGTTACTAAACTTGCCAAGAAGACACAGGGTTCTCTTATAATTAAAGAGTATCCTACAGCATCAGCACACAGTGGACACTTTAAGGCACTTCTTAACGAACTTGCACTTAAGAAGTCATTTAAGCCTGATATTATTTTCATTGATTACCTTAATATATGTGCTTCCAGCAGATATAAGTCAGGGATGTCTGTCAATTCATATAGCTATATTAAAGCAATTGCAGAGGAGCTTAGAGGGTTGGCTGTCGAAGCCCAGGTCCCTATCGTATCTGCCACCCAGACCACTCGTTCTGGTTATGGTAGCAGTGACGTTGACATTACTGACACTTCTGAGTCCTTTGGTCTCCCTGCTACTGCTGATCTTATGTTTGCCCTTATTAGCACTGAGGAGTTGGAGCAGTTGGGACAAATTATGGTGAAGCAGTTAAAGAATCGCTATAATGATCCTACTGTTTATAAGCGTTTCATTGTAGGAATTGATAGGGCAAAGATGCGACTCTATGATTGTGAGCAAACTGCTCAAAAGGATATACTTGACTCTGGACAAGATGAAGAGTATAATAACGAAGAGAAACCTAAAAAATCATTCGACGGATTTAAATTTTAAACTATGACTAAACAAGTTGATTTTGAAAAGTATCAAAAGTTTGTAGACGCTGTTACTAGCGATGCCTCTACTGATTTTGTTGCACTTTCCGACCGCCTTGTTACCCTTGATGAGAAGGGTGCCAATATTGAGCGACTGCTTACTGCAGGTGTTGGTATTAATGCTGAAGGTGGGGAGTTTCTTGAAATCATCAAGAAAATGGTTTTTCAGGGAAAACCTTGGGACGACCATAACCGTGAGCATCTTATTATTGAACTCGGTGATCTTATGTGGTACGTTGCTCAAGCCTGCATGGCACTCGGTGTTTCCTTCGACGATGTGATTGCTCGCAACGTTCAGAAATTGGAGAAGCGTTATCCTGGTGGTTCCTTTGACGTTTATTATTCTGAAAATCGTGAGGAGGGAGACCTGTGAGCGATACTAAACTTGTAACCATCAAGATGGATGCTCGCCAAGCTGCGGCAGTCCGTCAAGTACTTTTTGAATCACAAAAGGGTTATACTTATGACCCTGCTTCTGTTCCTGCACGAGTTGCTGATATTCGTGAGGTTATCCTTGATATTGACGACAACCTTAGTGCTGTCCTTGGTGTAGAATGAAAAAACTAGTTCATAAGTACCTTAAACTTGCCGCTAAGATACCTGAAAGGCATTACTGGCCAATCTTTATTTTTATCTCACTCTATTTCATTGTTCCTTATAGTGAGTTTGTAGTTACTCTCTTCTTCCTCTTATACTTTAAGTTTGAAGATACATGCCGCTATATTTTTTCCAGGATCATTGCTCCACTACCTGATATTATTAAGTATGGTGGTTCAGTTATCTTCTTTCTAACAATGCTAGATGATACACTGTTCTATGCGATTATCATTCTTGCTGCTTTATGGACAAGTAAAGGTATTAAAAAACTAGAAAAAGATGTACACGATTCTTAACTACTTGACAGCATTCTGGACAGTTGTTATAATGAATTGTATTCAACTCGTTAACTGGAAATACTGTTATCGGGTTGACCAGTGGTTGATTCCTAATCTGATTTATGCTTGGGAATTGAAAACTGGCAAAGTAGTTCCTTATCAAATTGAGAAGGACTACCTCAAGGGGAATTAGCTCAGTTGGTAGAGCGCCTGCTTTGCAAGCAGGATGTCAGCGGTTCGAGTCCGCTATTCTCCATTTCCGTGCTATAATATGCACATAAATAACCAAAAACACTAATGGCTGGACAACAGGGTTTTGTCTACGAAGAGAAAATCCATAATAAGTTGAAGGCAAAGGGAATTGTACCTGCTGGATTTTCTCCAGCAAAATCAAATCCATTTGCACCCGATACAATGTTCATGTATAGGGGTGCCTCAAACAGACTTGAAGTCAAACTAAACCTTTCTACTGATTATGGTCAGGGTACTCTCAACTATGTTGACGGTGTTTGGAAACTTGGTGGTACTCAAACACCAGAAGCGGATGTTCTTCGTGATTTGATGCGTGGAGTTGGTATTGAGGATTTTGCAAATTCAGAGTGGGGACCTAAAGGTGCTCCATTCAGGTCAACAATTCCTACTGATCAATTTATGCCAGAAATGGTAACCTCAGATTATGCTAGATTTGGTAATCGTTACAAGGTGATTCCTAGTTCTGCTTTGCATGATTATTATGCAGCAAAAGGAACATATTACATTCAGATTGGTGGATATGGACTATATTATATGAGGGTAAATCCTCTTCGTCTTCCTATTCCACAATTCAATCCTGGTTTGAGAATTCGCATTCGCACAAAACGTGGCGGTAGTGTTCCTCTTAATAATTATCGATTTACAACTGCTCTTCAAGTTACTACAAGACCTGGTAAATCTCCATATGATCTAGATAAAAGCGTAGATATCCTAACGTCATGAATTCATACATTCAAGAATTAATTAGAGACTATAAAGGTACTAATTACGAACAGTTTGCTAGATATATCTACACTTCTTTTCAAAGAGAAATTGATAATAGTAAAGGAAAAGACAAGGATAAATATATAAAAGTACGTAATGAACTTTTAAAGTATGTCGTTGCCAACAGAAGTAACGTAACTTTGGAACTTCGCAGAAACAAATATCAATGAAAAGTTTTTTCCAATTCTTAAATGAGTCTGCTGCACAGCAGGCAGCACGTCTTGGTCTTGAAGGTGACGGGCACGGTGGATGGTACGATAGATCCACCAAAGAGTTTGTCGCAAAGACTGATAAAGGTCGTTTAAAATTTTATAATAAGCGCCAGAAAGTTGGTAAGGACGATCCAAATCAAACCGAACTGGAAAAGAATATTTCCAATCCAAATTTTGTTGATCCTGGACTGCAACAACAATCTCAACAAGTTGCACCAGAACAGCAAGCAGCCCCTGCTCCAGAACAACCTCAGGTTCAAATTAATCCTGACTTAATGTCTGGTCCACCACCTGTACCAAAATCAAGAGGAACTCTTACGATCGCTTTTGGTCGTTTTAATCCTCCACATCTTGGTCACCTGCAGTTAATGGACGCTGCAAAAGCATCTGCAGATCAAGACCACGGAGATTATATCATTGTTCCTTCCAGATCTAATGATCCAAAAAAGAATCCTTTAGATGCTGACACCAAAGTTGCATTTATGAGAGGAATGTTTCCACAGCACGGTGGAAGGATACAAAATGATGTCAATACCAGAACTATTTTTGATGTTCTGAAAAAGGCACATAATGACGGATATACTAATATAAGAATCGTCGGTGGAGCGGACAGGGTAAATGAATTTAACAAGTTGGCAACTGATTATAATGGAACTCTCTATCAATTTGATAATGTTGAGGTTCTTTCTGCTGGTGATAGAGATCCTGATGCTGAAGGGATTGAAGGTCTTTCGGCATCAAGATTAAGACTTGCTGCTGCAGAGAATGATTATAAAACCTTCAGAATGGCAATGCCTGATAATATGAAACCAAGAGAAATTAAAGATCTCTATAACACTCTTCGTATGTCAATGGGCATTAATGAAGAATGGGGTATCTGGGAAATGGCACCCAAGTTTGATCAACAAACTCTCCGTGAGAATTATGTCAGCAAGGCAATCTTCCGTATTGGTGAACTTGTTGAAAATATGAATACTGGACTTATCGGTCGTATTATTCGTAGAGGTACAAATCATTTGATTTGTGTCACTGAAGATAAGATTATGTTCAAGTCTTGGATAAAAGATGTAAATGAAGCAGTCGTTAATGGTACTGAGGAAGGTGGTGTTCCTGCAGATCAACGTTTAGTTGGAACAGATTCTCACTTCAAATATGTTTCATCTATGGTTCCTGGTTCAAGTTACGGAATGCAGTTTATAAATAAATATAAGATAAGAAAATCGTAATCGTAAAATCTTCCGATGGCTAAAAAGATATTTGAGGAACTTCCAGCGAGAAAGCACGCGCCTGCTGCAGCACCTGCTGCTAAAGAAGGTGGCGAAAGGAAAGGGGGTGGAGCAGAAGGTTCTGAAAAGAAGATTCGTCAAGCGGTATACGATATCCGTTATCGTGCCAGAAGAGAAGGTATTGATTTGAGAGCAGCATATTCTCAGTATATGCAAAATAGCAATCTGACTGCACCAGAGCAAGCAGCAGTTAGAGCAAAACTGTTTGGTAAAGATGGTGGTGGGGATAAGAAAGAATCATACAATGGTTTAATGACCGACAGTGCAACTGGCACTGTTGCAAAAGCACTCTTCAAAGTATTTGTTGAGGGTTCTCAATCAATTAATGAATATCAGAAGCAACTAGAAGAAGAAACTGAAAGAAAGTATAAGGTAAGAGTTACTGATCCTAAGACTGAAAAGTCTTATGTAAGATATGCTAATCGTGCAAAGATTACAGAATTGAGGCAAAAGGGTCTCAAAGTTGAAATGACTGAGCATGGCGAACCCTATGAAGGTGAGCGCAAAAAGAAAGGTAAACTTGATCCAGTTGCAAAAAATCCAGAAAATAGGGATGGTGATGTAAATAATGATGGTTTGAAGAATAAAACTGATTCTTACATCTATAATCGCCGTGATGCAATCAATGCAGCGATTGCTAAAAAGAAAGAAATGCAGGAAGAATTTCTTGCAGACGCAACAACTTCAACCGAAGGGCAGGGAACTATGGTTCCTGATGGTGGAGTGAATAATTATGCTGGAAAAAATCCAGTAGTTAAAATTAATCCTGAGTCTGAAGTAGACGGTCGTGCATTAAAGCGTGGATTAAGACTCGCTCATACTGAACTTGAAGGTGAATTGATTGCCGAAAAGGCAGTTAGTAAGTCACAGCAAAAGTTTATGGCAATGGTTTGCCAAGTTAAGAAAGGTAAAATGGAAGCACCTTCTCCTGAAGTTGCTAAGGCAGCAAAGGATATGAGTGAGAAAGATGCTTGTGATTATGCAGAAACCAAGCACGAAGGTCTTCCTGAAAAGAAAGAAGTGAAGGAAGAAATGGGTGGAACTTGTCCTAAGTGTGGTAAGTGCCCTTGCGAATGTGAAGACAAAGATAACAGAGCAGCAAGAACTTACAGAGAACTTCTCAAGAATAAGTTAAGAGCAATGGGAATGAAGAACCCCATTATGCTTGATACTCCTGATGATGAAAAAGTAATGAAGATTATGACTTCTTCATCTGCTAAAATGACGGCAGAAAGTTGTGGTGGCACACACTCAACCAAAAAGAAGAAGAAAAAGGGGTACTGATTGCTAAATAACCCAGGATACTCTTCACACGGAGGACATCATGGGAGCAGTAGTCGGGATTGTAAAACCAATCGTGATGCAACTTGCAGCACACCCAGCAGTTAAGAATCTTGTTATTGAACTTCTTGAAAAGTATGTAAAGTCCACCGACAATAGCATTGACGATATGGTCCTTGCTACGGTTAAGGAACTTCTCTTTAAGCCACAAGCTGAAGGATGATTACCTGCTTTGTAAC